GAGTACAACAAAGCCAAAGCCGAGGGCAAGACCGGCGACGAGCTCGACTCTCTGAACAACACGGTCAATAAGCTGTACGCGGCCAACGAGCGGGCTATTGAGTCTGAGGCTGAACTCCGCAAGGAGCACGCGAAAGCGAAGAAGGAAGCTAAGGCTGGCAGTGAGGCTGTCCTCAAAGCCGAACAGCGGCTGGCTGATGCACAGCAGGCGCACCTTGACGCCCAGCAGGCCATCAAGGATGCGGCGGCGCAGGCGAAGCAGGCGCAGGTTGATTCGGCTCGTGCGGTGGCTCAGGCTCACAGGAACCTCGAACGAGTCCAGTTGCAGCAGGCCGACACCGCCGCACGTGCAGGGCATGAGTCGGCTGAGGCGATGGGTGAACTCACCCCCGCCGCGCAGGAGGCCGTCCGGGCACTGTTGCAGGTGAAGGACACCCTGTCGGGGATCCGCAGGATTGCTCAGGAGAACTTCTTCACCGGGTTCTCCGCGCCCCTGCTGGCCCTCAGTGGTGCTCTTGGCCCGCAGATGGCCACGGGTGTGGGCGCTATCGCTTCCGCGCTCGGTGCTGGTGCGCAGCAGTTCATGGCGTCCCTCCAGTCCTCACTGGGTAGTGGTGTCCTTGAACGCCTGTTGCGTGGGGTTGCTGAGTCGATTGAGATCCTGAACCGGGCCATCGACCCCATCGTGCAGTCGTTCATCACCCTCGGCATTGTGGGCATGGATTACATGCCACGGTTGGCCGGGTGGGTTGCGGATCTGGCGGAGCAGTTCAACTCGTTCATCCAGGCGGCCGCCGCTGACGGGTCACTCAAGCGGTGGATCGACGACGGCATCCAGGGGATGAAAGACCTGTGGTCCATCGGCGATTCCGTGCTGGGGATCTTCTCCTCGCTGACGTCCGCTGCCATGGCTGGGGGGATCAACACCACCCTCGGCGGGCTCGCTGCTGGCCTGCGGGACGTTGACGCGGCCATGGGCGGCGAAGCGTTCCAGACCACCATGGCGACCATCTTCGCCGGCGCACAGGCCGGCGCTGAGGGGTTGCTGGCCGCTCTTGGTCCGATCGGTGAAGCGTTCCGCACTGGGTCGGATTCGTTGGCGCGGTTCCTTGAACTGTCCGGCGAGATCGCGGGCCTGTTCATCGGCGGGCTGTTCACCGCACTGTCTGATCCGGCGTTCGGCGCCGGTCTGATCACCTTTTTTGAGGGCGTGCGGGATGGTGTGGCGGAGATCGCCCCGAAGCTTCCTGCACTGTTCGCGGCGTTCGGGGACATCCTCGGCGCCATCGCACCCGTAGTGGAGGCGCTCGGCCCGACAACGGTCGATGTGCTGACCATCTTCGCGCAAACGGTGGCGAACATCCTCACGGAACTCTCACCACTGCTCGAGGCGCTGGCCGGTTCACCGGTCGCTGTGGGGATCTTCCTCGGCGTGATCGGCGCCGCGTCCCTGCTGGGTGCGATCGCTAACTTCATCACACATGTGAAGGTACTCACGGGCGCGTTCAAACTCCTGTGGCTGGCGATCACCGGGCCTATCGGGCTCGTGATTCTGGCTATCGGGGCGCTTGTGGCGGCTCAGGTGTGGTTCTTCACGGAGACAGAACTCGGCCGGACCATCATTCAGCGGGCTTGGATCGGCATCAACCTTGTCGTGAAGAGTTTCCTGAACTGGTTCAACGGGGTGTTCCTGCCCAACGCACGGAACGTCCTGCAATGGTTCGGGGATAAGTTCAACTGGTTGTGGAAGAACGTCATCAACCCTGTGATGACGTGGATCGGCGACACCATCAGTGTCGCCTGGACTGACGTCATCAAACCGGTGTTCGACAAGTTCGGGTCCATTGTCCGGGGCATCCCTGATGCTTTTGAGGCCGCTAAGAAGGGCATCAAAACGGCGTGGGACGCCATTCAGGGCATCGCGAAAGCCCCTGTGAAGTTCGTCGTGGAGACGGTCATCAACGATGGCCTGATCAAGACGTTCAACAAGATCCCGGGCGTGAAAATCCCGGAGGTGAAACTACCGAAGGGCTTCAAGGACGGCGGGTACACCGGTGATGGCGCGGCGACGGAGGTCGCGGGGCCTGCCCACCGTGGAGAGTACTACTTCACGAAGGACCAGACCGCACGCATCGGCAAGGACAAACTAGCCGCACTGGCTCACGGTGCTGCCCGTATTGACTCCGGCCCGGTCGCTGGCGCGTTCATGGGCAACCGGAACGCCATCGCCCAACACGGCGCGTACTTCATGAACGTCGCCGCGGGTATGGGTCCGTGGAACTTCAAGGGTGCCGCGAACATGTGGGACGGCGCCGCCGGCGTGAAAGTCAAAACCGGGCGCGGCAAGCATCAGGGTTATGTGACGCAGCGGGAGCGTGGCGGTGGGATCCTCGGTTACACGACCGGGACGAACATCGACATGTCCCCGTCGTGGATGGCCCAACTCGGGGCGGTCCAACGCCGTACGGTGGCAGCGCATGAGATCGGGCACGCCCTCGGGCTCCCGCACTCGAACGCGTCCTCCATCATGGCCCCCCACCTCGGGGCTATGGCATCGGTCCCCACGGCGAATGACATCCGGAACCTGCAACGCCTGTACCCGGGTGGCACAGGTAAGCCGGGGGAAGGCCAGCCGGATAACCCGTTCCAGGGGATGGTCGCCCAACTGGTTGGGCTCATCAAGAAGCAGTTCCCCGGTGGGGGGATGTTCGTTGACGCGGGCGTCGGTATCGCCACCAGCGGTATTGACTCGGTGATCAAGTTCGTCTCCGACATCGCGAACAACATCGGCAACCTTGTGGGTGACATCACTGACGGGGTTGTCGGGGGGATCCGCGACTTCTTCGGCGGCGGCGCTGCAATGGCTCCCACGCTGATGGATGGCGGCGGCTGGCTGTACGACACGGACGGCCCGACCGTCGTCCATCAGAAGAAGAAGCCGGACGCGTTCACCCCGTACGACGAGTGGCAGCAGATGAAAGCTGACTACGCGAACGCTGCGGGCGGGGAGTTCACCGGGAACCTCTACCTTGAGGGCGGCGAGTTCCTCGGCAAGGTCCGCGGGGTCGTCCGTAAGGAAATCGACCAGCAGGTCCGGGTCGCGTCCAACACTCGAAGGGGAATCTGATGGTGACACTCACCGCCGTACCGGTCACTGACCCGCCCTGCCCCCGGGCGGCGGTCACAGTGCAAGGGTTGTCGGCTGGGGATCATGTCATCAGTGTGTGGCGCACCTCGGACGGGGAACGTTCCCCCGTCCGGGGTGCCCGCACCGTCCAGGTTGTGGACTCGTTCTACATCGAGGACTTCGAGACCCCGTTGGGTAGGGATGTCACGTATGAACTTGAGGTGGTCTCGGGTGTGGACGCCGGTATACCCCCGGTGTTCGCTGACACGCTGATCGGGTCGGTGTGCGGGTACTTGCAGGACCCATTCAACCCGTCCTCCGCGGTCCCCGTATGGGGTGACGGAACACGGGCAGGTCAACCGGTGCTATCCCGTGCGGCGTTCGGTTCGTTCACGTACACCGCTGACACGGCGGACTTCATGGTGTTGGGTTCCTCCCGGCCGGTGTCCATCAGCACGGGCAGGACGGCCGTGTCCGGGATCCCGTTGGTGTTCCGGACCCGCACCGAGGAGGAAACGGTCAGGGTCCGCGACCTTGTGAAGCAGGCACCGCATTTGGTGTTCCGGCCCACCCCGGAATGGGGTTCGGCCATCCCGGGGGTTGCCACCTATTCGGCGGCCACCGTGGAAGAAACCCCCGTCATTTTGGGGAACCTCACCCGGTGGGAGACCACCATGAATGTGGTCCGCCCATCCTCCGCCCGCGTCATCGTCACACTCTGGCCGTACCAGGACGTCGCGGAACTCTTCGCCACCTACGACCAGAAGCAGGACGCCGCCGGCGGTGGAACTTATCTGGATGACCAGAAGAACCCAGCGAACGTTGTATAGGGGGCCTCGTGCGGGACATTGACGAGAACACACGGCAAGCCCTCCGGGGCTCCCGTACCGGCGACCGGCTGGTGTGCTGGGTCTGGTACGACGGCAGGCTCGCATTGGATGATCCACTGGACGTGTCGTCGTGGTCGTTCTCGTGGGACGGTTCGGAGCGGGCGAAAGTCCAAGGCTCCATGTCGTTGACGGTGAAAGACCCGGACGGACAGCTCGGGCCGTGGCTGTTCGAGGACCCCCTCGGTGTTGGCGGGTCCCGGCTCCAGGTGTCCTACCTTGTGGGTGGGGCTGGTGAGGTGCGGATCGGCTGGTTCCGGGTCATCTCCAACCAGGTGGACGAGTCGTGGAAGTTCCGGGTGATCCGCGAGGACGGGTACGTCGAACCCGACTCCGCCCTCCCGCAGCATTACCGTTCAATCGCCGTGTCGGTCGGTTCTTCCGTGCAGGTCGAAGCGGACGAACTCACCGCCGAACTCGACTCAGACGAGTTCCTCGCACCGGAACAGCCCGCGGGGACGAACCCGACCGTGTTCAGCGAACTCACCCGCCTCATCGGGGACACGCTGCCCCTTGAGATAACGGGCGTCACGGACTCCCCGCTGTCGCTGACGAACACGTGGGACGGGAACCGGCTGGAGGTCATCCAGGACATCCTGGCCGTGGTTGATGCGTCGTACCGGATGGGTCCGGACGGCGAACTCGACGTGTACATGAAGGACCCCACCCCCGTGTTCACGTGCGCGGGCGGGCCTGACGGCGTGCTGGTATCCATGTCCCGGAAGCAGTCCATCAACGACGTCTACAACATTGGTGTGGTTACTTCGTCACGGAAAACCACGGCCTCGGATGGGTCTGAGGTTGAGGTCCCCATTGTGGGGACGTACCAGATCACGACGGGTCCTTTGCGCACTGACGGTCCGTTTGGGCGGCGGGTGATCCGCAACGGCAACCCTTTGATGAACACGCAGGCGAAAGCCGACAAGGCCGCCGAGACGCTCGTGCTGAACCGGTTGGCCGCGCAGACCGTGGACTTGGATGTGTCGTGCCTACCGGACCCGTCGATCCAGGTCGGCGACTACGGGACGGTTGTCGCCCCCGTGGTGGATGGCCGGCAGGTCCCCCTCGTGGGTGAGTGCGTGTCCATCAGCCTGTCGGGTGCGGAGACGGTGAGCCCCATGTCGATGACGGTCCGCTGCCTCCTGTCGGATGCGGCGGCCGCGTTGAAGGGCTTCTCCATCGCCAACCGGCTCACAGGGACTTCACCCGATGTGACGTACGACAACGTGAATCCTTACCGGACGACGGAGCAGATGAGCCAAGAAACGGATGAGGTGTAAGCGTGGCTGTTGAGGTTACCCCGCTGGGGTTCAAGAAACCGAACGGGAAAGAACTCGTCCGCAATATGGACAACATCATCAGCGACAACGCCCAAAAGGCTGAGGACATCCTCGCTGACACCCGCCAACAGCTCGCTGTGGTGCAAGCTGGAACAACGGGCACCGCGATCATTGAGGACACGCAGAACCCTGGTTTCTACATTTTCGAGCCCTCGGGGCAAATAACCGCTGACCCGCTCAATGTGGGTCTTTACACGATCACGGGGGCCTGATTATGGTGCAACGACTGGTAAGCGTCGGAGACGACTTCACCCTACCCGCGAAGGTGAAAGTCCTTGACGATAACCTCCCGGACCGGCTCGAGGCCGCTGCGCTAAGTGCCACCATTGCCGAGTCTCCCGCCGTCACCAGCAAGGCATCCCCTGCTGATATCGCCGCATCCGAGCGGCTACGGCAGGACAGGGCGGACCAGGCGTACAACGCCCTCGCAACGTTCCGCCGCGCATTAGCCGCACGCGATACTGCACCCGTGAACATGTGGCATATCGGGGACAGCATCACGGTCGGTGTTTCCCCCGCCACGCTCTCCACCCGGTGGGCGTCCATCCTCCGTGACCGGCTCCGTGCAGGGTTCCCCACAACCGGCAACCCTGCTGGCGGGTTCGGCTACTACTCGGCGAACCCGGCGAACAACTCAGCGGTCGTGAACACGGGTGGCGTGCTGACCTCGCAAGGGGGGCTGGCTTTCTCCCCTGATTCCTACGTGTGGCGCGCCTACGCTTCCGGGGACAAGCAGGTTTACACTTTCACAGGCACGGGTGCTGACATCCTCTACTGGGATAACTCTTTCGGGGCCGGTCAGGCGTTCTACTGGAAGGTGGACGGTGGGGCGGCAACGAACGTTGTGACCGACGCCGCATACACGGCATTGAAGCGGGTGCAGGTACGTAACCTGACTGCCGGTTCGCACACTATTGAAGTGGGTTGGGCGGCGGGCAACGGGACCACCAGCTACTCACCGATTTCGGGGATTGTCGCCTACAACGGGGATGAGGCTAAGGGGTTCCGGTCCATCGCAGCCGGCATCTCGGGCGGCACCACGGGAACCTGGAATGCTATGGCTACCGGCCCATTCGAGACGGCGAAACTGTATGCCCCCGACCTTGTGATCCTCGCCCTCGGGACCAACGACTACGGCGGAACAACCCCGGTCAGCGCGGCCACCTACAAGACGAATCTCCAGTCGATGATTAGCAAGATCAAGTCCGCGACTACGGGTAAAGTCCCGTCGTTTGTGATTGCGTTCCCAGCGGAGATCGCCAAGGCGAACCCGTTGGACCCGTTCTCGGCGTACCGGGCTGCGGCCTACGATATTGCGACGGCTGACCCGGACAACGTGACGGTCCTTGACTGGGGGGCACGGTTCAACCCTGTGCCTACGTTCGGTTCAACGCTGGGTGGTCTACTTCACACTGACTATGTTCACCCGACCGCAGCGGGGCACGCCTACATCGCACGGATGGCCGGACGGTTCCTGCCCACCGGGGACTAAATGAACGAGTCTGACCAGGCTTGGTCGGCGCACTCAGGGGAACATGTGCGGAAGCCGTTGACGCGCTGGGCATCATCGCGCAACGGCTTCCCGCATGCCATGTTCTCGCACTGACCACGGCTCAGCTTCACAGTGGCACGGACAGAGCGGATGGCTTCAAGTAGTTTCCCCATGTCCTAAGTGTAGATCTTGCGGGAAAGCGCGGATGAAACTTTCGACGCCTCCTGTCGGGCCTCTTTAGCCATCAGCGCGAAGAGGCACAACAAAATCCACACGACTGTGGCAACACGGTTCACAGTCAACGAGGGGATACCCAATGAGGCACCAAGCAGGAAAACAACAACAAAAGTAGCCAACCGGCGCATGTCAGGGTCGAGCCGCCGCGCCATCCTGAACAGAACAACAAACACGCACGCCAAGAGCACGACGCCGAGCAGGCCGGCGACAACGACCACTTCCGTCCACGCACTGTCATACGCGACATCCAACCCCCCACCGCCGAACCCGGTTAGCGGGCGGACTGAGAGCACGGTGCCAATGGTATCGACCATACGGGAATCCTCATTCCAACGACCGGCACTGTAGAACTCGATGAGCCCCTGACTCTCGTCGGGTGATAGCAGTCGGGCGAGATAGTTGTATCCGGTCCACTGCTGCAACAGGCCGGTCGAGGAAACCCCTAGCGCCACGACTACCACGCCGAACAAAGCGCCAAGCTTCCCAGCCCCGGCCTTCGACTTCCATAGGTAAAACAAGATCAGCGGCACCCCGCCAAGGATGAATACTTTACTGACGCACAGCAGCCCACCCATGCAGATAAGAGCCGTACCGCCAGACCGCCAGCAACCCGGCTATGCCGTACATGACCCCAGCCTCAGAGGGCTGATTGAAGATGCCCGACAGGCGGCCCAGCTGGGCGGCGTTCTCGGCGGTGGTGCCGATACCTGCCTCGCTCCAAAACCGGCGGAGGTATTCGCTCAGGTCAACCCTTGTACCGATGATGCTGATGAGCCCATTCAACGCGGTAAGCCAGACTGTTACCGCTGCGAACACTGGGAGAACGAGCCGAGCCTGACCCTCCCGGACAGCGGACCACACCAGGAGCATCACAATGACGGGGAGCCCGTAGTTGTCGAGCGTGGATGCGGCACCGTTTGGTTGGTAGACCGCACCGTACGGCGTCGGCGGGATCAACCCAAGCATGAGTATCAGGATGATCGACAACCATAGGGTGATGATCGGAAAGTACGGGCGGGTGCTCATGAGGACCATCGGGAACAGGAGAGCGATTGCGCCGTAGACCACTGCCTGCTCGGTTCGGATGCCGCTTATCAGGTACGGGCCGAATGCGGCGACCGTCATCACCACAATCAGGACGACGGGGAAACGTGCAGCGGTGGCCGGTTTCAAAGCATCCCCCAAGGCGACGAAGTACAAGTCCGCTCATTCTAGCCGCCACATAAATCCGGCTTAGCAACTGAATAGAGGAGGCCCCTGTGGGTTTGGAAGTGCTGACTGGGATGATCCCCGCAGGGCAGTCCCGCCTCCGTTTGGGCATGGTTGTCACCGTGGGTGGGGAGCGCAGGGTGAATGTGGATGGGAACGTCCTCCGCGCCACATGGGCGGACCCGCTCGTGGTTGATGACGGCGACCCGGTGGAGGTGTCCATCTACTCCGCCGGGGTCGGACAGTCCCGGGTTCATGTGACTGGGCGGACTACCTCGCAACCGCGGCCGAGGACTGGGACGGTGACGCAGGTCCCGGCCGGTTCCCCGACCATCACGGTGCAAGCCAACGGGATCTCCTACCAGACGGAACCCGCGAACGGCCCCTACAACGTGGGGGATAAGGTGCATTTGGACTGGGGGGCAGGCGCACCCCGGGCTATGGGCAGGGTCGAGACGACCGCCACACCCAAACCCCCACCCACACCTCTACCACCACCGCCGCAGAAAGCGCAGACCGGGCAAGCCTCCGCCGCAGCGAGAAGCTCACGCACGTGGACGTCGAACGGTTGGGGCACGCACGCAGGCGACGGGGCGAAGGTCTACCAAGGCAGCTACGGCATCACAACAACCGGGGCATGGTTCTACGGGACCCCGTTCAAACACCTCGCTGGCAGGAAAATAAACCGGATCCAGTTCCGCACAGGCGACCGGCTCGCGGTCGGTAATCACAACGACCCCGCGGTGTTTCACTTCTACGCGCACACGCACCCTTCCCAACCGGGCGGGGATACGAACCGTGTGGTCGGCCCGCACGACGTCACCATCCGACCCGGGCAAGCCCGCAAATGGATCGACCTGCCCCTCAGCTTCGCGGACACCCTCATCAACGGGGGCGGCATCGCCATACAAGGCGACCCGTACGCGGCGATGAAGGGCCGCACCTCAGCCACCCCCGACTCCGGGGCCATCCTCATCGACTGGGAAATCCCCGTCCTCACAGCCCAAGCTTAGGAGCCCCCGTGCCAACAACACGTCAGAACGGTATCGAAACAC